TTTCTACTAGCGTAACGGTATTATCAGCCATTTTATCTAACCTCTACCATATTGATTGTTACGTCATCGTCGAGTATAATAAAGATTCTTCCTGCAGGAGATTTAATATCATCAGCTGCGGTGGTGGCCATAATTTTGATTCCTGAACCATTGTAACCATCAACCTTAAAGTCAACCAAGTTGATTTCGCCTGTTTCGTAATTTACTTTACCAGCAATTGGCTTAACAATTTGCGGGTTAGCTACATCTGAAGTTACAATTTGAATATTACCGATACCATCGTCTTGGAAATATGATTCAACACCATTAAATGAGAATGCACCACTTACAACTGCTGGCTTATAATCTTTAAATCCGTTAGAATCTTTAAATGGATATGGTTTAACAAGTTTTGTATAGAATTTAAATGATGGTGAAGATGCAATATTAAGTGCTGGTGAATAAACAACATAAGGACAAACATTAATTTCGTTACTCAATATTGATTCATCGGTAGCATCGATGTTTGAAGACAGTTTAGATAATCTTAACGTTGTATCAAAGTCATCTAAGTAAGTTGTGTTATAAGTTTGAACTGTATTTCTAATATTTGCTTCAATCTCACCAGCTGATTTCTTAGTAATTTTAGTATTGAATGAAACGTTTGCTTCAACACATGCGTAAATAAATTCTGATGCAATAAAGATTGGTTCAATTCCAAGAGGACTCTTTTCTTTTAAGAATTTAATATATGCTGCAGCTAATACTTGACTTAATCCTTCACGACCTTCTCCTAGATAAACAGATATTGCAACCTTACCAAACTGAGGTGGTTCTAAAGTTTCACCGCCATAAGCTGCCACTGCATCGATTTCTGGGAAGTTTTGTTTTAAAAGGATTTCATAATCATTAGTTGTAATTGCTCTTTCTTGAATTTGTAAAGACTTAGGAGCAAAGTAACGAATGTTTTCTAATGTTTCTCGATCAGCTCCGCCTTGAGCTATATCTTTGGTATTACATTTAATAGTTGCAGTAGGACTTACTGAACCAAGATTAAATTCAAACGCTCCGTTTCCTTCTGTGCCTGATGTAATACGATATCTTACTCGAATATCTTCGAATGCTTCGGGCTGTAAACCAAATACGTTATTACCAAAGTAAACTGTATAACGACCATCGTAATATGGTTCTACATAGAATACTTTATCTGTTGGTCCTACACCAAATAAGTCATCTTTACGAATAAACTTATTCGCATCTTCTGTTGCTTCAGCATCTACGAATACTTCGATTGAATCTGTGTCTGCGTTTTCGTTTGTAAGAATAACTCTAAGAATACCATCGGCACCAATGAAGTAACCTTCTCTTTCAAAGCTTGATAACATCTCACCTTCGAAGATTTCTACATCTTCTGCAACAAACGTTCCTGTACCTGTTTTACGAGCAACATATGTTACGTCGTTTACAAAGTTAAATTGTTGACCTTGGAATGATGTTGTAAAATCAGAATATGCTGGAATTGTAATAGTTTGATCTTTAACTGAAGCATCAGTAATTTCTACATCTACTAAAGCACGTGCTGATCTTCTTGAACGTGGAAGATAATTAAGTTCTTTTGCATGAGACATAACTGAGTTTTTCAACACAGCTGAATCTAAGAACATTTCATTAACTGCCATGTTTGTATAGAAGTTATTTTGATATGTATTATAAGCCAAGACATCTAAGAACACTGACATGTTCGAGCCTTCAAAGTTATAATCTTTGAACTGCGTCTGGCTTTTCAGATAAGTTTTAAATTGGGTTTTGATCGCTTCAAAATCCAACTCTGAAATATTAAGTTTAGCCATTTATCGTGTCCTCTCTAAGAATACATCTAGCTTAATCGGCTGTTGTACGTTTGTTATGTAAAATTGAATGTTAACTCGAACTACGTTGTCGTCTATATTGGAAGATGCTACTACATCAATAAGTTCTGCTCTTGGCTCGTGCAATTCAATAGTAGTTCTTACCTGGTTTTGAATCAACACTAAAACCGCAGGAGTAATGTTTTCAAATAATAAAGCATTAATATCTCCGCCCAGATCAGGCTGCATTAATCTTTCACCACGATCAGTAAGAATAAGATTTTTTATAGATTCTTTAACAGCATCTTCATCTTTCCAAACAGTTATGTCTTCAGAGATAGGACTAATCTCAAGATTCTTTTTAAAATCTTGATATAAGTTAATCTTCTTACTTTTAGCCGTAAATACGTTGGCTACCATTATTCGCTCCTGTTATCCTCTGATCTATTGTCCCAAAGCTTTCTACGGCCAACATCGAGGTGTATGCTTTTATCGTTTAATCCTATACCTCGGAAACCTTGTTTTATAGCAAGATCTCTAAAATTCTCTGCATCGTTTTTAGGACTATACCCAGTCCAAGTTATAGAAATTGCGTTACCATTTAAATACTGAACTGACTTATCACCTTTAATCTTATCGTTATATTGAACACTTGTCCAACCTTCTTTAAGAATTATTGGTCCTTTAATTATTCCTTCGTCCTTTGCCTTCTTATATAATCTTAAGAGCATAACTCTTAAATCGATATTAATCATTTCCCAACCTTCTCGAGCTGGTTTCATATCAGTAACCCAATCACCTTCAATCTGTATTCTTGTATCTGAACCATCTTTTAGAGCTGACCATGATGGCAAGTCTCTATATTCAAATACAGAAATAGGCTTGAAGTTTCCTGCAAGCGTGAACTGTTCTCTTGCATTATTTATCTGTTCTCGCCTTGCTTCAGCTGATAATCTTATTGCTCCTGCCCTAATTGCTTCACCAGTAATTCTGTTAGAAGCATTTGAAAGTGTATTAAATACCTCATCATATCTGTTTGAGAAATCTTTAAGTGGATCTTTTAAACCATTAAGTAATCCTTCAATACCAGTAGCCAATGCACATATGCGTGATATTAAAAACATGATTTCTTCAATAGATGGATTCGAAAACAATGATGTTGCGTAATCAATTAAGCTATCAAGTTTATCTACAATTCTTTTTGCTTCCTCATCTCCACATGCTTGTTGTAAAGCAGTTTTCTTATTTTCTGCTTCAGCAACAACTTTTTTCTGAACCGGAGATTCGATAGGACCTGTAATTGCTTCAACATTAAAGTTAGAAATAGACATACAAACACTTTTAATAACTTTTTCTATCATGTCTTTAATCTTTTTCTTAATCGCTTCAAGCAAAGCTTTTACTTTAATCTTTTCAAACAACGCTTTAATAGGATCTTCGATATTTCTAATTTTTTCAATAAGTGCCATTACATCATTTACTACACCTTGAATTGAATCAATCAAATCAAAGAATCCGTTAATTGCTGCAAATATATTATTAAACAATCCACAGAAACCACCAAGAACACTTGTACTAAAATCACCGTTATAAAAATTATCAAGTTCTTCTAAAAACCTTGAACCATTAGCATTTGAAGACGCAATAGCAGTTGCTGGTGTATAGTTTGAACTCTCAAAGAATGATGCAACTTCTAAAGCAGTAAGAGGACCCTTTGCAATTCTAAAATTAAGAACTTCATACTTATCGAGATTATCACCTAATATTTGAGTTGTTGATGGTCTCTTTAAAAAATCATTATTAATTTTATTTACAGTATCGTAGAAAGTTTCACTACCATGCTTTTTAACAGCGCTACTCAAAGGATTTATATTAGCATCTGATTCAATAGTACCTTCAAATTGTTTTCTAAATTCTTCAATCTGAGAAGTAGTAAACTCTCCTCTATTATTAACGGCGTTCCCTACGTATGGCCTTGCTTGTTTATTTAAGCAGCTTCTACAAATCGCTTTACCTGGTGCGCATTTACAATTACTCATTATGTTACATCCCTATCTGTGTTACTACGAGCCCATGTATCGACACTTGAAGTTTTAACTTCGTCAAGAACATTTAAGAATGCACTGACTGTTGTAAGTGATCTATTTCCTGCTTCATCATTTGCGTACTTACTCTTACCTGCACCAGCTCCCGTTACTAATGGTAACGATGCCCACTCAGATGCAAGATTATTTGCAAACGACCACTTATCAAGTTTGCCATCAATAAACTTAGATAAGCCACGCTGATCAAGAAGAACGATCGCCATTTTATCTTGATTTTCTGGACTAAACAAATCACCCGAGCTTAAACCAGCTCTAGTGTATAATGGATTACCCGGCCCCAATGTTGCATCGTTATTATAACCGCGTAAAGTATCTTCCATGATTTGATATCGTCCAACAGCTTCTGATAATTGAGTTTGATCAATACTTTCTTGCCAATCCAAAATTTCAGACATAGTCATTTTAGTAATTGGCTTAGCTGGATATAATGATTGTGAAACAAGTCCTGATATATCGTCATAACCTTCTGATTCTTTATTGCCAATAAAGTCAAGCAATGGTGTAGCTGCAGTTTGAGTTGCAGCAGTAATTTCAGAAAGAAGCGGCGTTGCTGGGAATTGAGAAGCTCTTGTTTTAGCCGAGAATCCTGAACTACCCATAGAACCTTGTCCAAACTGAGGTGTAATAGATGTAGATTTTCTTACTGGTTCTGGTGCTTCAACTCCACCGGCTCCCCAAGCAATTTCTGGCATTGCTGAGCCAGGAATAAATGGTTTTTGCATAACTGGTGGAATAAAGAATCTAGGAGACATTACCGTACCGGCTGCTAACGCAGTAGATGGTCTTGGTGGAATAGGAGGTGCAAGGTTAACAATACCAGAACCAACATTAACAATAGGTCCACCAATATTTGTTTGTACTCCGCCACCGATCGCCATATCAATACCAGCATCAATATCTGTAAGAATACCAGATGAAATAAGAGTAGATGCTGCAGCCCGTGCAGTGTAAGTCGTAGACAACTGATTAATCATAAGTGCACTTAAATTCATTTCAGCAATTGCTTGAATATTAACCTGTGTATTACCACGTAAATGTAATTTATCTGTAGCATCTACTTGAATCTTTTCTGCTTTAATTGATAGTGCACCATACTTTGGAGGTAATCCACCACCAGTTAAACCAGTAGAAATATTAGTTTCTTTTGCTGATTTAATAGACATGGTACCAACGTTTGCATCTATTTTAACATCAGCAGCTCGGATTTGTACTTCCTCTGATGCGTTAATAGTTGATTGACCACCAACAGAAAGTAAATGATTACCGTGTACTTGAGTCTGTAAGTCGCCTTCGATTTCTTCAATCTTATCACCTTTTACATACACATAGCTATTACCTAAAATAGTAACAGTACTCATACCACCAACAACGACATGCTGTTTTCTATCCATTACATCATAATGGTCGCCTTTGGTTTTATTTGTAGTAGTACCACGATCATCGATTTGAATAAAGGAACCAGAGTTATGATGAATCATAATTCTTTCAGCACCGGGAGTGTCATCAATTTCAATCGAGTGTTTAGCTGTTTCAATAACTCTATTGTGTGGATATTCAGCATCGTAAGCAGATCCTGGTTCATCCCAAGTATCATCAGATCCGCCAACAGGAACATTAACCGCTCTACCCATTTCTTGTTGAAGAACATATGAGTCTTGGATATATTCACCACGTGCTAGATTACTATTCTGTGGTAAACCTGCATCTTCAGGACCATTACCTTTTGATAATAGATCAGCGTCTTGGTCTGGAATCCACCCCCACCCATATTTTTTAGGGTCAATAGCATCAACAGCTTGAGTAGGAATAAGCCCAAGGATCATCGGCTGTTGAGCATCTCTACCATCTAAGAACATGCCGTACACCCAAGAGTTAACTTTAGGAACTACGTTTGGATCATATCCGCCCTGCGCAACGATTGCCCACGGAAGCTCATCTGTGGCAATCTCGTCTACGGTTCCATGTATTCCAAATGCGCGTACTCTTACGCGACCTTCCAATCGATCGTCTTTGTTTCCTTCAATAACACCAATAAAGAATAAAGGATTTCTTATTCCAGCGCCATGATCATGCATTATATATTTACTCCAATATCGACTGTTTCAGCTCTAGAATCTTCTTGTGAACCTGAGTGATCAAACTTAACGATAATAATTGTTGTATTCAATACACCCTTATCCATCGCATGAGCTGTTGTTTTAATTAAATATCTTCCTGCTAATGTTTCGTTGATTGTAACATTAGTATCTACAAAATCTAAAGCTTTAATATCTAAGTTAATAAGCATTCCTGGTCTTAAATCTAATCGACCTTTTAATTTTGCTATAATTTCTGTATTATTTAAATGATGATAATACGAAACTCTGTTGTGTACTATATCAGTAAAGAATTGATCTTTCTTAAGAATAGATGGAGCATCTCCATTGCCACTATAATCTTTAAATACCATAAACGTTCTTGCATTAGCTTTAGTAAACGTTTCTTTTCTAAATTTTTCTGTATGTGGATTAGACCCTAAGTCTCTTGGTTTGCCAGTCATATCGATATAAGAAGTTTTTTCAAAATCAAATAAAGAGTCTGTTAATTTCTTTCTGACTAAATCGAGTTCAACAACTCTATTCATGTATGCGCCTGACATTATATCAGTAGAAGTATCAATGCCTTTTGATAACACTTGCAACTCTTCAATTCTATTAAATTGCGCTTCAGCATTGGTGCCATCTAAATCTACAACAGGAGCATAAAATAATGTTGGTACTTTTTCTCTATCATTTTTAGCTACGTTATTAGCTCTTTTAATAAAGAACTCGTCTGTACACCAATAGTAATCTTCAATTGTTTCGAAGAATCGGAATGTTTGTGAAGGTGTACTAGGATTATATGCACGTGATGATACGAAAAACATCGCTTCCGATGGCTCTAAATCTGGAATAATAAGCTGTGTTCTATTTTTTGCGGACTGTACATAAAACCTGCGATCAGGTTCAGATCTCGGATCCGCACCACTTTTAATAAGATCATAGCAGACTGCTTCATATGGAAGTGGTTTTTTAAGCAGCAGAGGATCGTTAAAATCAGCTGGCTTTAAGGGAGAAAAGTTATCTCTAAAAATATCTCTTGCCATAATAGATGGCGTAGTAAAGAAATGAGTAAGAACTTTTTTCGTGCTTGCTCTAAAAGATTGTTTTGAAACGAAATGAAGTGTGTATGTTACACCATTAGAACTTGGTCTTGGTCTAATGTTACTTACCTTATGAACTATACCAGCAATATTCGTTTCAGTCTCTAAATCCATAGACTTTAAAGAAAGGTTTATTGTTTCTTCGCCTTGAATAGGCATACCTTCTAAAACATTAGAAGTATCTATTATCTCGACTGTTCCTGAATACGCGACAGTCTCCATAGACTGATTAATCTCGAAACCATAAATATAGTTCGTAGATATATCTCGTCTATTGGATCCATCATATGAGATAAGTTCTGCCCTAATTATCTCGACTGTGCCAGGATTAAAGTTTTCCATTTATTTAATTTCTTATCTTACGCGCAAATTCTTTTGTAATAATAGGCAAATAAGTATTATCAATAAGGAATATTTCCTTTTTGTTTTCGTTTATAGCCAATTCTTGATCATAGACCTTCCATTCTTTCCATTCATCTGGAATGATTCGCTTAATAATAATTTTACGACCTTGTTCAGTACGCAGAATAATTCGATCTTCTTTACGCAAATAAATCGTTTGGAAAGATTCAGGTGCTAGTTTAACAATATCAACTGCCATTTTTATACAACCTTATAGTAATAGATAATGTTGTCGCCATTATCGTCTTTTGTCCATTCAACAACTTCATCACCAACTTGACCAGACTCTTCTCTATACTTTTCTGTTAAGTAAGCATTAAAATCTGCTTCTGCCATCGGCCACTGATGATAAGGATCAATAATATTATTTGACATGCACACCAGCCAAACATAATCTACTGAACCATAATATGCGTTTGCAACATCTTCTGGTTTATAACCTTCTTTAACTGTGTATGGCAGATATAACATAGGATTAGAAGCAACAAAATCTGAGAAAGTATTTCTACGAGTAATATCTTTTACTTGTACACCTTCATAATCTATTGTTGGAAAGTTTGAAAAATATTTCATGTTTAGTTTCCTCCACCTGGTGCTGCGCCGGCGCCGTCAGTACCCTCAGCAGTTTGTCCATCTTCAGTATCAATGCCTTCAAGACCTGATGGATCTACACCATAATCTGCAGTAGTTTCGATTTGTAATTCTTGTAAGTTCAAAGTAATTGATACACCTGCTGGTCTACCGCCTGCAATAATACCTAGTGTACCGCCGGCTGCATAATCCACTGACATAGATGTAACCATGCACGGT